CAGCAACAGGCCGCCACCGAACAGCAGCGTCTTCAGCAAGAGCAGACCCGCGCCAACTACCAGACCGCGCTCGGCGCCGGCACCCAGGCGGTTCAGGCCGCGCAGGCCCAGTTGCCGTACATGGTTGGTCCAGGTTTCGGGAAGGCGCTCAATCAGATTGCGGGTGCCTACTCGAGCGGCAAGGCGCCCCAGAACCTGGACCTGGGCAGCGCGGTCACCTTTCAGATGCCGGATATTGGCGCGCTGGCGCAGCAGGCGACCAATCAGGCGTTGGCGCACATCTCGCCCACGGCGGCCAACAACCTGAATCAGGCCACCGGCCCGAATGCGCCCAACTTCGGCCCAGGCACGGCCCAGCAGATGGGCCAGCAGCCCCAGGCGATGGACATGTCATCCGCGCTGAATCAGGCCAACTACCGGCCTGGCTCAACCACCATCACCGTCGGCCCGAACGGGGGCGCCACGGTTCAGACCAGCCAGGGTCAGGGCCAGCCTCAACCTCAACCTCAGCCCTATACATCGCTGGCCCAGATGCCGATCCAGCCCAACCCCAACGTCAACATGCCGGCTCAGTTGCCGCTACAGCCAACGCTGCCAATGGCGCCCGCGGCGCCCAGCTTCGGCGCGCCGGCGCCGCCCACCACGTACCAACCGCCCCAGGGCAGCTACGGCGCACTCAGCGGCGCGATGCCGAACTACCAGCCTTCATTCTGATTGCACGCCACCTGAGCGAGGACTACGATGCAGCCAACAAATCCACCAGAGCCTTCGAGCGTCGAGCCATCCCAGGATGTGCCGGCGGCTTCCGAGGCCGGTTCCGAGTCACAGACTCCAGCTTCCCGCAATTTTCTGCAGCGACTGTTTCGCGGCAGGGGGAGCCCGGAGCCTGAGGTAGAGGACCAGCCCGAGCCAGCCGAAACGTCCAGCGCGATCACGCTGACGCAGGAGGAGCTTGATCGACGGGTCCAGGCCGAGACGGACCGCCGCGAGGCCAAACGTGCGCAGCAGTCGCAGGCCGAACGACGGCGGAAACTTCGTGACGAAGACCCGTGGGCGTTCGCCGAAGAAGAGCGCAACGCCGAACGTGCCGCCGAGACCGACGCGCACACGACCCAGTGGCTGGGCAACGTGGGAACCACCCACGACCGCTACACGCTCGATCCGCTGGTCCAGTCGCTGCCCCAGGCCGAACAGCAGCGCATCCTCGCGCTCGAGGGTGCCGGCGTCGGACTCGAGGGCCGCAAGCTGATCGTCGATGAGTCGCTCAAAGCGCTCGAAAAGCAGTGGAAGGCCGAAGGCGAAAAGCAGGCCGAAGACAAACTGCGACGCAATCCTGCCTTTCGCAAACAGGTCCTCAATGAATTCCGCCGAGGTATGAGCGAACCCGAATTCATCGGCAGCGGCGCTCCCTCGGCGTCCGATCGAAACGTTTCCAACATCCTTCGACAACAGGTCCAGGCGCGCCACTAGGTACTCAAAGGGGACGTCCGGACCGGGAGAAGCTCAAGTGCCTTACAACTCCGTTGCCGGTCGTACCACACCTGGCGCGTCACCATTAATTCCCGAGGACGTCCAGAAAGAGATCGTCCAGTCGGTCGAACAGAAGTCGGCGGCCATGCAGCTGATGCCGCACGTGACCATGAAGCGGGCGCAACAAAGAATCCCGGTGCTGACCCAGCTGCCCATCGCCTACTGGCTGACCGGCGCCTCACTCGATGCGCGCGACCGTGGTCTCAAGCAGACCACCTCACTCCAGTGGGACAACGTGTATCTGAACGCCGAGGAGATGGCGGTCATCGTGCCCATCGCCAAAAGCTTGCTGGACGACCTGGACTACGACTTCTGGAGCCAGGTCAAGCCCAAGATTACCGAGGCCTTTGGTGTCGCCCTGGACGAGGCAATCTTCTTCGGTAACACCGCGCCGTCGACCTTTCCGCCAGCCATCGTCACGGCCGCCAACTCTGCGGGCAACCTGCTGGTGGTGGCCGCCACGGCCGGCCAGGACTTCCTGGGCGACGTCAGCGCCGGCATGGGACTGGTGGAGGCCGACGGCTACGACGTGACGGGCTTCTGGGCACGTCGCCAGGTCAAGGCCAAGATGCGCGGCATGCGTACTACCACGGGTGCCTTCATCCTGCTCGGCGACGACCAGGGGCCGCAGGGTTCGACCAACACCGGCAGCCTGTTCGGCGAGCCGATTGTTTTCTCGAACGCCGGCCTGGTCGAGTTCGGCACGGGTGCCACCGGCTACAGCATGATCGGCGGCCAGTGGGACCAGTCGATGCTGGCGATTCGCGAAGACATCACCATGGAGATGTTCGACACGGGTGTCATTACCGACAACACCAACGCGATTATCTTCAACCTGCTCCAGCAGGACATGGTCGCGCTGCGCGTGATCGCCCGTTTCGCCTGGGCTGTTCCAAACCCGGTCAACCGCCAGCAAGCAACAACCGCTGCCAGATACCCCTTCTTCGCCCTGCAGCAAAAGGCCAGTACCGGTGGCGAAGGGTAAGAGCAACTGGATCGGTGGCGCGATCAGCAAGCCTGGCGCGCTGCGTTCCACGCTTGGTGCCAAGAAGGGTGAGCCGATTCCCCGGTCGAAGCTCGAGGCTGCCGCGAAGAAGCCAGGCAAGACAGGCCAGCGAGCTCGTCTTGCCCTCACGCTCAGGAAGATGAAGTGATGCCGAACGTCTATCGCAACCCGAGTGGCCCGGCTCGAGAACCAGCGCGCCGCGGTCGTCCGCCCGCGCCGCCGCCCCACGTCGACCGCACGCGGGCGAAACCGATGCCGGCGCCGGGCATGCCCGTCATGCCCATGCCGCAGATTCCGGTGCCGCCACCCAGGACGGCCTAGTCGCATGCCTGGTGGACGTCCGTACAAGAAGCCCGTCAGCAAGGCGCAGGCACGCTTCTTCGGGCTGGCCGCCGGCGGTGGCGTACCAGGCTTCGACCCCGAAGAAGCGCAGAAGAAGTTGAAGGGCACGAAGGAGTCGAAGCTTCCCGCGCGCAAATCCAAAGGAGGCAAGAAGAATGCCTGAAGTCCGACTGCTGGTGCCCATCACCGACAACGAGGGCAAGGAGCATCCCATCGGCGAGGTCATCGACGTGGACGTCGAGACCGCCGAGGGCTGGCGAGCGCTCGGCAAGGTGTCGCTGCTGACCACCGAACAGGCCAACATGGAGGCGGCCGGCCACTACACCGACGTGACTGGTCGCGACGACGTCGCCCCGCTCGGTCCTGGAGGCGCGACGCAGCCTGGTCCGCAGGCCGACGATGACGAGGAGGAGGACGACCAGCCGCGCTCCAGGACCAGGAAGAAGTAGATGTCGCGCATCATCTTCATGGCCGATACCCCGGACGCCTCGACGCCGACCACCATCTATGGCAAAGACCATCAGATGGACCTGGCCGACGAGGTGCAGGTCCAGACGTTGCTCGCGCGAGGCAAAGCGGCGCTCATGGGCGCGGCAGTCCGAGGCGTGTTCGTCTCGGGCATCACCGCCACTGGCGCGACGATCAACTGGATTGTCGATCAGCCCTGTACGGGCATGCTGGTCAACTACGGCACGACCACGGCGTATGGCTTGACGCAGAACGCGACGCCAGCCGCAGGCGTGGGTGCCATCACCGCTGCCATCACTGGCCTGACCACGGCCACCACCTACCACTACCGCATCTCGGTGACGGTTGGCACGGCGATCACGCTGACCGCCGACGCCACGTTCAGGACCAACTAGGAGGGCGCATGGCACGTCTGCGATTCCTGGCGCCCGCGCAGGATCACCGCGCGGGCAAGGAGGAGACGGTCTACGGGCCGGCCCACGAGACTGACTTCGATGACACCGACACCGACTTCGTGATGGAGTGCTGGCTGGCTGGCAAGGTCGAGATCCTGGACACCACGGGCCTGCCGGTCAAGCTGCAGCAGGGGCCACAAGCAGCGGCGTGAGCATCACCCTGGCGGCCCTTGAGCAGGAGACCGCGCGGCGGGTCGGTCCGTACTGGCGCTTTTTCAGCGACCGCCAGGAACCCAGCACGGCCGGCTTCGACTACGTCAACTTCCCCGAATTGCGCACCAACGCCGACCTGGACCTGGTGACCAATCTATGGATGCTGCGGCGGGGCGAGTGCTACGGCGAGGACGAGATCGTGGCCATGGACCCGTCCGACCGCCAGCGCGTGGCGGCTACCTACGCAGCGGAGATGGGGCGCGTGTTCCCTGACCGACAGTGGGGCACCATCCCCGACTCGGGCGAGTACTTCGAGTTCCACAACCTTAATCCGGAGCAGGAGCTTCGCGTCGCGGTGCTGGCTGGCCTGCGGCGGTGTTTTCTCCCTGACACCGTCCAGGTCCAGCCTGCCGTGCCCTACGGTCCCATCGACCTGACCGCCCAGTTCGCGTGGCTGACCGAACCCTGGCAGGCCCAGCGGGTGCGCTATGGCTGGTTGGGACCCTACGCGGACGTCCCCTTCGACACGTACACCGCCGCTGGCCACCTGTTCTTGACCGGGACATATGGTCTGGCGTTGCCCACCTGGATGTGGCTCGATGCCTGGCGCCCGTCGTGGTCGTGGGTCAATGGCGCCGAGTCGACCACGGGGCCGACGAACGACTTTGATGTGCTCGAAGTCGACCTGGACTACGCGGCGTCGGCTGGCCACATCGAGGCCTGGCATCACTTCCCCGCGCGCATGCAAATGGCGGCCGCCGGTGGCACCCAGGCCACCCAGGCGATGGCCGCTGCCGAGTTCGGCCGACAGGTGGCCATGTTCGGCCCGAGGCGGCCGGTTGAAGTTGGCTTCCAGAACTTGGTGCGCATCGGTGTCCATGGCGGGCGTGGCGGTTGGCTCAACGGGCCGTGGTAGCCACTGTCGATCCGCGCATCAACGTCGGCCCGACCGCAGCGCCCATTGGCCCGCCCACCTGGAGCCAGGGGCCGCCAGGTCCACCCGGTCCGGTTGGCAGCCCAGGGCCAGTAGGCCCATCCGGACCTGCGGGGCCGCAGGGCATCCAGGGCGAGATCGGTCACGGCGTGGGCTGGAAGACGATGACCCGTGATCCGGGCAATAGCGAAGCCACCGGCGACCCGGTCGGCACGCTCTGGCTGAACACGGTCACCGACGACTACTGGCAGCTGACCAGCATCAGCCCGGTCTACATCTGGACGTTTCAGGGCGACCTGAATGGCGGTGCTGGCCCAGCTGGTCCACAGGGGCCGCCTGGTCCCACCGGCGCCACCGGGCTGACGGGACCGCCGGGTCCCGCTGGCGCGCAGGGATCGACGGGTGCCGACTCGACGGTGCCCGGACCGCCAGGCGCGACCGGCTCAACTGGTCCGCAAGGTCCAGCAGGCGCCACCGGGCCGCCAGGTCCGACTGGTCCGCAGGGACCTCAGGGTGCGACCGGCGCGCAGGGAAGTACCGGACCCCAGGGACCGCAAGGTGCAACGGGTGCCACCGGCCCAGCAGGCCCTGGTGTGGCCACCGGCGGCACCACCGGCCAGGTGCTGACCAAGACCAGCGCGACCGACTACGCGACGAACTGGACGACGCCATCCACGTCGCCCACCGGCGCGGCGGGTGGCGTGCTGAGCGGCACCTACCCCAATCCGGGGATGGCGGCCGGTGCGGCGGCAACCAACGTCGGCACGCTGGGCGGCGTCTTGACCGGGACGTTGCCCAATCCTGGCGTCGCGACTGGAGCGATCACCTCGACGCATATTGCCGACCGCACGATCCAGGCGATTGACATCGTCGCGGCGACCATCACCGGCAACGAGCTTGCCAGCGCGACGGTGGCGCTCGGCAACCTCGCGGCAAACTCGGTCGACTCGTCCAAGATTGTCGATGCGTCGGTTGCCGCCGGCGATCTGGCAGCGGGCGCGGCGCTCGGCAACCTGAACCAGGGCGACATCGCCAAGGTGTTGGGTTCGGTGCAGATCACCACCGACGTGTGGAACAACGTCGCGCTCGGGGCTGGCGACAACGGCATCACCGGCGCGTCGGTGAGCCTCAGCCTGCCGGATGCGAACGACCTGGTGTTCGTCAACATCAGCGCGGCGATGTCGATGGTCAACCCCTCGGCGGCGACGCACGCCGGCTGGCGTGTGTTTCTCGACGGGGGGGTTCGCTTCAAGGGTCCGACCGTGTATTGCGCAACCAGCACAACCACAGACGTCGGGTTGGCGTGTTCGATGCTCATCGGTGGGCCGAGCACTATTGGTGGCGCGATCTCGTCGGGCAGCCATGTGTTCGAGTTGCGTTTCTACTCGAACGTGGCGATCAGTTCGGGTGGCTATCTGCTGTGTGCTAGCTCGCCCGATATTTACAAGTACCGACTCGAAGTCTGGGTGCTCAGGAGATAGCGTGCCGACCCTGGCCTCACGCCGCAGACCATGGCCTTACGACCTGCGCGTGTCGTTGCTGCGCCTCCTGAGCACCGCCCAGCACACCATTGGCGACTGGCGACCGAACGCCATCGGCGACCTGCGCCCCAAGCTCATCGGCCAGCTGCGCGCCCAGTCAGTTGGCAACCTCTTCCGCAACGGGCTGATGCTGGTGCCGCCACAGGGCGGCGGGCTGCTGATCGGCAAGAAGCAGGAGAACCTCAACAACAACTACCCCCAGGTCGCCGACTACGACTCGGCCCCGCCGTACCGCGAGCGGACCTTCGCGTTCCGTCCCACGGGCGGCTACGGCGAGAGTGTGCAAAGCAGCGGCCAGGACGCGCGCTACCACTACGCGCTGGACATGTGGGTCAGCGGTGGGCTGTTCGGCTTGGGGCCGCTGGTGCACAACATCACCCCGCCCACCACTGGTCGCGTGCGCGCCTTCCTGGAGGGCCTGGGACCCAGCGACCGCGTCACCGGTCGCCTGTACCTGTACGCGCTGGCCGGCCAGAACGTGCTCATCCGCAACGACGACACGCCGGCGGGCATGGCCGTCAGCCGCACCCGCTCGGCTACCGCGTTCGGCATCGAGCGCTTCAAGGGCGCCTATAGCGGCGCCGTGGACGCCATCTACGTTGGTTGGGACGACGGCGTGTTGGAGGAGTACGACGGCGCCAGCTGGAAGCCGTGCGCCCTGCCAGCCAGCTTCGGCGCACACCTGTTGTGCCGCCTGGGTGACGAACTGTGGGTCGCCGATACGACGCAGTGCCTGTTGCGTAAATGCACCAACGACCCCAAGGTCGCGGGCAGCTGGTCGGGGCCGATCCTGGTCGGCTCGCCACACGTGCCGATCACCGCCATCCGCCAGACCACCAACCGCCTGGTCATCTTCAAGGCCGACGGCGACGTGTTCACGATCAACGGCGATGGCAGCGACAACGACCTCTTCCCGGGCCTGATGTACACCCCCGACGTCGAGACGGCTCGTACGGCGGCGGCCTGGCAGGGCAGTCTGTGGTTCACCGCGCGCGAGGCGTTCTGGCGCCTGGATGCCCAGGGCGGCATGCTGCTCACGCCCGAGGGACCGGGTCGCCAGCTTTCCAACCTGAGCGAGGTCCAGGGTCGCGTGCAGGCCTTTGCTGGCTGGAATAGTCAGATGGCCTTCGGGGCGGTCTACAACCAGGTGCTCGGCAACAGCTACCTGCTGACCTACGGCAACTGGACACCCAGTCCCCAGACGACGAGCGGCACGCAGTTCACCTTCAGCAACCAGTGGGACGGCGCCATCGCCCACTGGCCTGGTCGCCGCGTGACGGCGCTGTACGTCTGGAGCATCAACTACCCCGGACCCTTCGGCGACACGCACCTGCAGGTCGGCTTCGAGGATGGCGGCATGGCGTGGATCAAGCTGGTGCCATTCCCGCTGACACCCAACTCGGGCGCCGAGTTCACCACTTCAGGCTCGATCTTCCTGCCACTGCACCACGCCATGCTGCAGGCCGACGACAAGCACACCATCGGCTTCAGCGCCTTCGGCCCGTACTTCCCGCAGGGGTCGACGGTGCAGCCCAGCTACCGTCTGCGCGGCTCTGCGGGCATGCCCGCCGCCGACCCATCCAACCAGTTCCTGAGCCATACCAACCCGATCACCTTCAATGGCCAGCGCGTCGACCTGGACGAACCGGTGGCCGGCCGAGCCATCGAGCTTCAGTTCACCCTGGCGGCTAACTCCTCCGGCCAGACACCCATCCTGCAGGGGATCGGGGTCCACGAGCGGCTGGTGCCCGCCTTCAAGCGCGACTTTAGCTTCACCGTGGACGCGCGTGACAACGTGGCCCGTCGTGACGGGGCGACCATCCGTCAGTCAGGCCGCTGGACCCGCGACCTGATCATGCAGATGGCCGCCTCGCCGGCGACCACCGCCCTGGAGTTTCCGGACGAGACGGTCATGAACGTGGCCATCTTCC